ATGGTGCTCGTCTTGTGACACGAAAATTCCCTAGCGTAAACTACTGTATAGGCGTACAGTAGTTTAGCGTTCTGAACTGGGGTGCTATCAGATTCATCATCTTTTAACGCCGCACATCAGCTACGCTCATTAAATTCATCAAATATGGGTAGGTATAAGCCTACAGACTGGAGGCGATGATGCAACGGAAAGATAAGCTGAATATGATGTTCGAGGCCATTGACGATGAGGGGAAAGACGTGGTGTTAGACATCCTCACTGGTGAGTATGAGCGCGTGCGCGCATCACGACGCGCGCGACTTCGCCTTGTCAGCTTCACTCATCCGACGCCGAATATTCCGAACCAGCCTATCAATTCGACTCCTATCAGCCGGGCTCGATAACCGGTAGATTTCGATCATCTCAACGATGGTGCCAAGAATGTCCTCCGGTTGCACTGGTGCTATGCCCCCTCTGCCGGAGGGCTCAACCTCCGGTTTCTCATCGTTCGATGTCGCCATGGGTGAGCCTTGGCCGTTTGCCAACCAGCTTGGATCAACGTCGAGCGCGGCAGCAATGTCCACAATTTTTCTGGCAGTCTGACGAATCCCGGCTTCCAAGTTCCCAATCGTGCTTTGCGACACGCCACCGAGCTTGGCCAGCGATTCCTGAGTTAGCCCCTTACGCTCGCGGGCCCATGTGAGCCGTTTCCCTAAAGTATCCATATCACGAATGTAATATAGATCGTCATCACGTTGGTGTTGACCACTCAAACACGAACGTGATACTGTAGAAGCATGGATACCCAAAAGATCACCTCCGACCTGATTAAATCCGGACTGACGCAGCAGCAACTTGCTGATCTTGTCCCATGTGGCCAGTCCACTATTGCTGCCTACCTGGCTGGCACGCGCGGTGCTCGACCGTCCAAGCAGATTGGTGACCGCTTGGAGCAGCTGCACGCCGAACGCTGCTTGCCTGTAAAGCCTAGGACCAGTCGGCGCCGACCCATTACGAATCCCCAACCGCAGTAACCCTTTGCCTCAAGTCGAGACGATTTGTCGCGCCTAAAAAGTTGCACATAGGAACGATCCATTTAGCAGCAGAAGCACCAGAAGTCCCCCTCCCAGTAAACCCGCAACACCAAGGAGAAGCACCATGAATCACGCAGCACGTATCGGAACCGTCGAAGTGAAGCTGAACGACGACGAGTTGAGCCTCTTAGATCAGATCAGGGGAGGCTTGGGTCGAAGCCCGTTCCTTCGCGATCTGATGCACAAGGCGGCTCGATCGCATGGTAAGCCGCCCGCGCCGCAGAAGGAATCCCGACATTGTCCGGGTCCAGGTCGTGTCGCTAACCGCGCACGCGGCGTGAGTAACGGCAGGAGGCATCTTTAATGGCTTCCGTTTGCGAGGTCAGGAGACGCCCGAAAAATAGCCCGGCCACAAGCCGGAACGTGGAGGAATCAGAGCCTTGACAACTCAATCAAAAGAACCAGACGTGACGAAATTGCTCGCGATGACTGACAACGTAGTGGCCTGCGACCGCGTCTATGGAGACGCCCGCAAAACGGGCGCCGCCAACCGCGCATACGGCCGTCTTCACAAGAGCATCGTAGATCTGGAAAAGGCAGCAGAGAAGTTACGCAAGTCCAACCTGAAAGAAGACGAATAATGGACGAATCAATCAAATTGCGAAGCTTGGTTCTCGCCAAGGTTCGCGAGAACGCGCGCAAGCAGTTCATCAAGGGCGCTGGCCGCGACTCACACGGCATGAATCCCGGTTCTGCTGCAATCGCTGACTTCCAGGCTGAGTATGACCGTCTGGAGCTCGATTACCAGGCAATGGCGATGGGGTGCCCGCCATGAGCCGGTCCAAGAAACCCCGCAAACAGTACAAACCCAAGCCTGTCGCCCAACACGGCGGCTTGGTCGCCATCGCCATGTGCCACGCACGCGGCGAGAACGCATCTACCCTCACTTCTGACCAGACGACCGATCTCGGCGTTGCCTACTGGCTCTCATTCGAAAACCTGCGCACTGGTGACGCCAACGAGGAATCGTGGTCCTGCGTCGCCTGCGCTCTCAATGTAGCCCTCGTCCTGTGCGAGAAAGGCATCGGCGCTGAATACGAGCAGCAGCTCGTAAAGGCTCTTGACGGCTGCTTCCGCGCGAAGATCCGCAGCGCCAAGTCCGGCAACTTCCGCCTTGATGGCGAAGCCCTGCGCGACATCGAAACCGCCCTGCAGATCCACGACCAGCAGATGGCGATCGCCAAGCGTTGGGAAGTCACTGCGGCGATGAACACGATCTACAAGCGCCTGAAGGATGGCAACGTGTATCAGGAGGCCGCATGAACGCCCTCACCGCACGTCAGCAAGAGCTGTACGACTTCATCCTCAAGTGCATCGACGATAAGGGCGCGCAGCCCACACAGGCCGAGATGATGGAGCACATGCTTGTGTCATCGCCCAATGCGATCGAAAGCATGCTAGCCCTGATGGAGCGCAAAGGCTACGTCCAGCGCACCGGCCGGGCTCGCTCCATGAAGATTCTGCGTAGGGAGGCAGCATGACTCCATTGGCATCTCACCAAGTCGTGGTTGTCGGCCCTGCTGATGGCATGTACTACCTCGGATATTACGCCCCCGGAGATGCCAAGTTCTTTGTCATCCAGCCGTTTTTCAGTGGCGAGTTGGCACGCGCTACTTCGAACTTGATGAACCGTGCGCGTGAGCTCGCGCAGTATGACGAGGCGAACCATGGCAGGTGAATGGATCAAGGTCCGCACGAACCTTTGGGACGATCCGCGCATCGGCCAACTGTGCGAGCTGACGAACCAGGGCGAAGCCGCGATCATCGGCGGTCTTTACTGGCTCTGGTCGACCGCTGACGAACACTCCGCCGATGGGCTGTTGCATGGCATGACTACGCGCACCATCGATCGCAAGACCGGTGTGCCCGGCTTGGGAAAAGCGCTAGTAACGATCGGCTGGTTAATTGAGGGCGACGAAGGCGTTACCCTCGCGCGCTTCGATGAGCATAACGGTGCGTCTGCAAAACAACGCGCGCAGACTGCGAAGCGTGTTTCGAACCACAAGGCTAACGCAAAGGTAACGCAGCCAGCGTTACCAGATGCGAACCAGACCGTTAGCACCGCGTTACCTAGAGAAGATAAGAATAAAGAAGATATACCCCCCATACCCCCCAAGGGGGGCGACGAGGGCGAGCAAGACGAGAGCCCGAAACGCAAAGCAGCTATCTCCCTGCAGACCTTCCTTGCCGAATGCAAGCGAGCGGGCGAGAAGCCGATTCCTGAAGGCCATGCCGTTTTCGCCTACGCCGACAAGGTCGGCATACCGAGCGAGTTCCTGCGCCTCCACTGGCAGGAGTTCAAGGACCGCTACACCATGCCCGACGCCAAGCGCTACAGGTCCTGGCCGACGGTGTTTCACAAATCGGTGAAGGGCAACTGGTTCCGGCTGTGGTACGCCGCAAACGACGGTTCGTACGCCCTGACGACAACGGGCCAGCAGGCCCAGCGTGACCACGGGGAGGCAGCATGAGCGAGCAATTCAACATCGAGGCGGAACAGGCCGTAATCGGCGCCCTGCTGCGAGACAACGACGCCTTGGACCGCATCCCAGGTCTGGACGCAGCGCACTTCTTCCGGGCCGATCACCGCAACGTGTTCACGGAGATCGCCAAACAACTGAATGCCGGCAAGCGCGTCGATGCCGTGACACTGGCAGAGCGCCTGGGCTCGGAACTTCTGCCCTACCTCGCTGGTCTGCATTCGTCCGCCGCCAGCGCAGCAAAGATCGAGTACCACGCCGGTATCGTGACCGAGAAGGCGATGCGCCGCGCACTGTCTGCACTGGCGATCGAACTCGCAGCTGATGCCGAGTCGGGGAAAGACAGCACTGAGATGATCGCGGAAGCCGCGGCCAAGCTCGACGCGTTAGCCGAGCGCAAAACGAACAAGGACATGCGCCGATTGAGCGACACGCTTACCGAGTACCTGACGCTGCTGCAGGACCGCATGGATGGGAAAGTTCGACCGATCCCAACTGGCTACAAGCACCTTGACGAGATGCTTGATGGAGGCTTGGAGCGGGGAACTCTGACCGTCATCGCTGGTCGCCCTGGTACCGGTAAGACAGCAGCCGCCCTCGGGATCTGCCGCAACGTCGCGCGTAACTTCTCATCTGGCCTCTTCTCGATGGAGATGTCGATGAACCAACTGAACGACCGGAACATCTCAGCGCTGGCTCAGGTGGATGTTTCCTGGCTGCGGAAACCTGGCGAGACTCGTGCGGATCAGGAACGTTGGGAAGCCGTCACCAATGCAACTATCGCCTCTCGCAATCTGAACATGTTCATCGATGATCAGACGGGGTTGAGCGTTCCCGTCATGCGTGCAAAGGCGCGCAAGGTTAAGCGTGCGCATGGGCTGGATCTGATCTGCATCGACCAACTTTCGTTCATTACCGGATCGAAGTCCGAGAAATCGTACGAGGCGATGGGCGAGTACACGCGCGGGTTGATCGCTATGGCGAAAGAGTTGGATATGGCTGTCGTCCTGCTTGCCCAGCTAAACCGCGAGTGCGAGAAACGCGCCGACAAACGCCCGATCATGGCCGACCTGGCTGTGTCTGGAAGCATAGAACAGGATGCCGCCAACATCATCTTCCTGTACCGCGATGAACTCTACGACGTGGAAACGGCCGACAAGGGTATCTGCGAATGGATCTGCACCAAGCAGCGGCAAGGCAGGCCCGGCACCGTTGGCTTGGCGTATGTCAGCGAGCAAACGCGCTTCGAAGACCTCCCCTACCGCTGGCATCGCCGACAGCCTGTCGTCAAGAAGGCTTCGGAGCGCGGGGGATTTGACTGATGCAACGCGAGCCGCAGCCCTGCGTACTGTGCCAGCGCTTCCACCGCCAAGCCGAAGCCCCGCCAGGTTACGGCTACTGCAGCGGCTACGAGAGGATGAGGCGGCACGACGACACGAACGAGGCTTGCCCGCTGTGGAACGAAGCAAAGAACCGGGCAGAGCGCAGGGCTTGGGCAGAACAACAACGAGAGGGACAACAATGAGCATCATCCACGTCGTATCTTATTCGACCGGCAAAGATTCGCAGGCCACGCTCAACGTCGCGATTGAGCGTTTCGGAACGCGGAATGTGCGCCCGATCTTCATCGATACAGACAACGAGGACAAGGCAGTCCATAAGCATCTGGAGTACACGGAGTCCGTAACCGGCATACCGATCACACGTCTGAAGGCGGACTTCTCTGACCAGATGGAAGTGCACCGCCAGCGTCTATTGGCCATAAAGGACGGCGCACCCGACTACCATCCGCAAGCGAAATATCCATGGACGCCGGAACGAGCCGCTCAGGCGGCTGAACAGATGCACCCGACTGGGAACGCATTCCTTGACCTCTGCATGATCAAGGGCATGTTCCCATCGCACAGCCGGCAGTTCTGCACAGAGGAATTGAAACGGGACGTCGCAGTCGAGTATCAGCTTGACCTAATCGATGCTGGGCATACGGTCGTTTCGTGGCAGGGGGTGCGCCGCGACGAGTCCAAGCGCCGTGCTGATGTCGTGAAGTTCGAAAAGATCGCCCCACGCCTGTACGCCTACCGTCCAATCATCGACTGGAGCGCCGAGCAGGTCTTCGCCTACATCAGGTCCAAGGGGCAAAAGCCCAATTCGCTTTACAAGCGAGGGATGACCCGTGTCGGCTGCATGCCTTGCATTAACGTCAACAAGGACGAGCTGAAGCAGATTGCGCTGCGCTTCCCTGAACACATCGAGCGTATCGCTAAGTGGGAGCAAATCGTAAAGAGCGTCAGCCGGGCCGGTATGGCGTCGTTCCTACACACGGGCAAAGCCGGCGGCACAGACATCTGGGAGCGCGTCGAGTGGTCGAAAACCACGCGCGGCGGTCGCCAGTACTCACTGCTGACCGCACTGGAGGAGCCCACCGCTTGCGCGTCCGCCTATGGGCTGTGCGAGTAACAGGAGACGACATGACACAGTGACAAATCATCCTGCAGCGCATAGCCGCCCTGCACTACGCCCTGCTGATGATGCGCCTAGGCGTTCGCATGTGGCAGCAAAAGAAAGACTGGCGAGACCATTTCGCGCGCGAGCGCTTTTGCAGCATCAACGACAACAAGGAGAACAACATGACCCCGCAACAGAAAATCAAAGCCGTAATCCTGAAGCGCGCCGCCCAGTGGGCAGAAGTCGAATTGCTGCCGCTGACCGCAGAGAACATCGACGACGAATACGACGCGGCGAGCGAAGGCGATCTCGAAGACTACCTGCAGGACGCCCGCAACGAGGTGCGCAGCGGTGAAGTTGAAACCGGCCTTCCGTGCGAATGGTCGCGCCACTACGAATCCAAGTCTGTCGCCGCACAAACGCCCGATGGCGCATGGGTCGGCTGGACGTACTGGTACGGCGGCGGCAAGCACGGTGAGCCCGAGGCAATCGACTGGATCGAGTATGCCTACGACCTGACCTGCGTCGAGGAAGAAAAGCTGGTCACGGTGCGCACCTTCACGAAGGCTGACTAACCACCACCCCGCCCGGCCAGCCCGGGCGCACAACAAAGGGAGAACCTGATAGATGATTACCGAAGCGAATGCCAAAGATGCGATGGAAGACGCGCTGTGGAAGTTTATCGACGTTGCCGGCGCTTTCCCGCGCGTCAAGCCCGATGAGCGCATCTGGGGTCACGTCATGGCCTACATGCCGATCGAGAAGCGAGCCGAGATCATGAAGCTTTGGGGCGCCGCATGACCACCCTCGCCCGCTCCACCATTTGCCTCGTGCTGGCTGCGCTGGCCGGCTGCGATCAATACGAGCGCACCAGCCAGGGTATGCCAGTGAACCAGACAACCCAATCGTCTCGCATCCTGTTCTTCTACGTGGACGCGGAAACTGGATGCCAATACCTCGTCGCGTCGACTGATTCGATCACGCCCCGCATCGCTGCTGACGGCCACTCGCACATGGGCTGCAAGGGGGCGCAGCCATGACATTGGCCAGATCGACCGCCCTGCGCACGACATTGCGCGAACGGCGCTGCACCGTCTGCAAGGACAAGTTCAAGCAGCAGCGGCCGATGCAGGCCGTGTGCTCTCCGGCCTGCGCGACGGCTCACATGCTGCGGGAAAAATCCAAGCAGCTCGCCAAGCAGGTACGCGCCGACCGGGCCGCCACCAAGGCCGCGCTCGAGAAGTTCAAGACCAAGGCGCAATGGATCGCCGACGTCCAGAAAGTCTTTAACGCCTATATCCGAGAACGCGACCGCGACAAGCCGTGCATCTGCTGCGGCCAGTTCTTCGACGTCAAGGACACGATCACAGGCGGCCAATGGGATGCCGGCCACTACCTGTCGCGCGGATCCGCGGCACACCTGCGCTTTGACGAGCGCAACGTGCACAAGCAGCTCAAAGGCCACAACCGGCCTGGCGGCACGTCTCGCGGCCAGTTCCGCGCCGGAATGATCGCTCGAATCGGCCTCGCCGCCGTGGAAGCCCTGGAAGCCGACCAAACTCCCCGCAACTACACCATCGACGACTTGAAGCGCATGAAGGCCGAATACGCCGCCAAGCTGCGCGCACTGAAGGAGCGCTCATGAGCATCTACGGCTGCCATAACAAGCCGCGCCCTATCGCCGGTTCGCCTGTTATCGCGCAGGACGGCTACAAGGGCGGTTGGGATCCGCGATACGCGTCCACCGTCCGCCATGGGAATTGGATCACCGTCCCATACGCGATGTCGACCGACTGCCAATACACCAAACAACACGCCGCTGACCCGCATTGCTCGGGGTGCGTGCACTGCGCGAAGGAGGCTCCATGCTCCCCCTAGCCTGCCTCACCCTAGGCGTACTACTCGGACTGATAGGAGGGCTGAAGGTCGCGGCGACGATTTTGGCCGGCATGACGCGGCGACTGGAGGAATTGGAACGAGAGAGAATTTCTCAGAAGGGGTGACTGGTGGCACAATTGATACCGAATGATATTCGGGGGTGTCGCGCCTTCGCGATTAACGATATTCGGCGATAAATCTACAGTAGAGAGTTTTCGATGGCAAAAGGGCAAAAAACAGGCGGTCGCACGAAAGGGACGCCGAACAGGATGACCCAAACCGCCAAGGAGGCGATTGCGCTTGCTGCTGAGCAACTTGGCGGTGCTGATCGCCTCGTCGAATGGGCGCAATCTGACCCGCTGAACGAGCGTGTGTTCTGGGGCACGATCTATCCGAAGCTGCTGCCACTCCAAGTTACTGGCGAAGGAGGCGGCGCGATCAAGGTCATGGTGAAGGACTACACCGGCCGCAAGAAAGACGCCGATGCCGCAGATTAAGTTTGCCTACGCGCCTCAGGGCCCGACGCTGGAACAGTACCTGTTGAGCAAGGAGCAGCGAACCTTCATCTGCGGGCCGCTTGGCTCGTCCAAGACCAACGCCAGCTGCTGGAAGGCGTTCCGCGTCATGATCGACCAGGCTCCAGATGCAAACGGCGTGCGCAAGACCCGCGTGGCTGCGATCCGTAACACCTATCCTGACCTGTTCGGCACCACGATCAAGGACTGGCTTGAGATGTTCGAAGGGCTCGGGCGCTTCGTGAAAGGTGGCTTGGAACCGCCCACGCATCACCTTGAGTTTCAGTTGGACGACGGGACAACGGTGCGTGCTGAGATGGTCTTCCTCGCCCTGGATCGCCACGAGCACGTGAAGAAGCTGCGCGGCCTGCAACTGACAGCCGCATGGGTGAACGAGACGAAGGAAATCCCATTCGCGATCGTTCAGATGCTCGACTTGCGCGTTGGGCGTTACCCGCAAGACAATATGCCGACGTGGTATGGCATATTTGGCGATACCAATGCACCTGACACTGACCACTGGTATTACCGCTTGGCCGAGGAGCAGCGACCCGAGGGTTGGCTGTTCCTGAAACAGCCCGGAGGCCTGATCCGTGACAACAAGGACTCGCCCTGGCGCGAGAATCCGATCGCTGAGAATATCCAGAATCTGCCGAGCGGTTACTACCTCAAGGGTGCGCAGGGTAAGGACGAAGCCTGGATCTTGGTCAACCTCGCCAACGAATACGGCTATGTCCAAGACGGTAAGCCGGTATATCCAGATTACCGTGACTCGACACACTGCCGCGAGTTCGAGCTGATCAAAGATCGCGGCTTGCACATCGGCCTCGACTTTGGCCTGACGCCGGCTGCAGTGATCGGCCAGCAGATGCCCAACGGTCAGATGCGTTGGAGGCGCGAGCTTGTGACAGAGGATACTGGCATCATCCGCTTCGCTGGTGAGCTGAAGCTATTCCTTGCCGAACATTTCCCCGGCTGGCCTATCGCGAAGATCACCGGCGACCCAGCCGGCGACCAGCGGCAGGCTGGCGACAGCGAAGAGAGAACCGTGTTCCAGCTTCTGGCGGCGAATGGCTTCCCGGCAGTACCTGCGCCCACCAACGACTTCGCGCTCCGTACTGAGGCGGTGTCTGCGTCGTTGCGGCGCATGATTGACGGCGAACCCGGATTCCTGATCCATCCTGACTGTAAGACCACGCGCAAGGGCATGCAGGGCGGCTATATGTTCAAGCGTATCAAGGTGTCGGGCGACGATCGATTCCGCGATGTGCCGGATAAGAACCGCTTCTCGCACCCATGCGAGGCAGGCCAATATTTAGCATTGGGCGCTGGCGAGCACCTGACCGTGATGCCGAAACAGGAAATAGTGCAAGTCACCCCGATCCCGATGGCATCCGCGTTCCGACGCCGGTAGAATGCTTGAATGATAACGGAGGAACGATGGCGATTCTCATGATCTGGCCGATTCTCGTAGTTGCACTGGTCCAGTTGTATCACTGCTACCTGCAACGCAAGGTGGAACAACGCAACGAACGTATAACGCGCACATATGTCGATGCGGCAGAACGAAGCATCCAGTTTCAGCGCGAACAATTCGAGGCATCACTATGAAGGTCGCAGAACTGGAAGGCGTACTGCTCGACTACTGGGTGGCCAGGGCTGAATGGAAGGGGAGCCCGAGGGCATCCGAGTTCATCAGACATGACAAGAAAGACAAATCTGTCCGCATAAATGGATGTGTTTTCCGTCCGTCCTCAAATTGGATCACTGGCGGAGGAATTATTGAGAACAAAAAGATAAGTCTGCTATGTCATTTTGGGCTGTGGGATGCAAAGCTAAACTGCGCCGAACAAGCCCCATGGTCTGGAATGATTTCCCATTCTCCGCTCATCGCCGCCATGCGCGCATACGTCGCCTCGAAGTTCGGAGACGAAGTGCCGGAATTGGAGGCATAATAGCTCCGTGGCGCAAGCCACAGCGAACTGGTAGGAAGTCTACGGATACCTGGGGAGTGGCGACCTCGGAACAATGCCTGCCGCGCTTCCAAAGCACGCCACATGGACGAGAGAGCCACCTTCGGGTGGCTTTTTCATTGTGCGCTACCACAAACTATTCCACGCTGACAATCAATAGATGTAGACTATCGATAATTGATTTCCGATAGGCTACATCCATGCCACGACAGACCAACGAAGAGCGCTTGCTCGATGTCCACGATCGCGCGATGCGAGAGTTTGACCGCGTTCAGTCATCCCTGCGCAACGAGCGTATGCAGTGTGTGGCCGATCGACGCTTCTACTCCATCGCCGGCGCGCAGTGGGAAGGCCCGCTCCAGGAGCAATTTGAGAACAAGCCGAGGTTCGAGGTCAACAAGATCCATCTAGCCGTCATCCGCATCATCAACGAGTACCGCAACAACCGCGTGACTGTGGACTATGTGCCGAAGGATGGCTCGCAGGACGATCAACTGGCCGACACCTGCGATGGGCTGTACCGGGCCGACGAACAGGATAGCTGCGCCGAGGAAGCCTATGACAATGCATTTGAGGAAGCGGTAGGCGGCGGCTTCGGTGCATGGCGCCTGCGGGCCTGCTACGAGGATGAGGAAAGCGAGGATGACGACCAGCAGCGAATCAGGATCGAGCCGATTCCCGATGCCGATAGCTCCGTTTATTTTGACCTGGACGCCAAACGGCAGGACAAGCGCGACGCGAAGCGCTGCTGGGTGTTGTCGAGCTACACGACCCACGGCTACAAGGATGAATTTGGCGAGGATCCAACTACCTGGCCGAAAGCGGTCTACCGGCGCGAATTCGACTGGGTGACGCCGGATATGGTCTACGTGGCCGAGTATTACGAAGTCGAGGCGAAGCCGGAGATGCTGCATGTGTTCCGAGGGATCGCCCTGGATGACAGCGAGCCGAATGAGAAGAAGTACTGGGACTCCGAGCTTGAAGAAGACCCGAGCATTGAGCGAACCCTGCTCGCTACCGGCTTCCAGAAGGTGCGCCAGAAGCGCATCACGCGCCGCAAGGTGCACAAGTACCTGATGAACGGCGCGCGCGTGTTGGAAGATTGTGGTTACATCGCCGGCCGAAACATCCCGATCGTTCCCGTCTACGGCAAGCGCTGGTTCGTCGATAACGTCGAGCGCTGCATGGGCCACGTCCGGCTTGCGCGCGATCCGCAGATGTTGAAAAACATGCTGGTGTCGATGCTGGCCGAGATTGCGACGTTCTCGCCTGTGGAAAAGCCGATTGTCACGCCCGAGCAGGTCAACGGTCACCAGCAGATGTGGGCAGACGATTCGGTCAAGCGATTTCCATACCTGATGCTCAACTCGATCAAGGACGCCAGCGGCAATCCTATCCAGACGGGTCCAACTGCCTACACCAAGGCGCCGAGTATCCCCCCCGCCCTTGCTGGCCTCTTGCAACTCACTGAAGACGACCTGCAAGACCTGCTCGGCAACCAGCAGGCCGGCGAACAGGTGCAGTCGAACATCAGCGGCAAGCTGATGGAACTGGTTCAAACACGCCTGGACATGCAAGTGTTCATCTACATGTCGAACTTCGCGAAGGCCATGCGTCGATGTGGCGAGATTTGGCTGTCGATGGCGCGGGATATCTACGTCGAGGAAGGCCGCAAGATGAAGACTGTCGGCCCCGATGGCGCAGCCGGTCAGATTCAGTTGCTGCGCCCGATGATCGACAAGGAAAGCGGTGAGCAGATCATGGAGAACGATCTGTCAAAAGCCACGTTTGATGTCACGTCCGAGGTCGGGCCATCGTCGTCTAGCAAGCGAGACGCGACCGTGCAGAAGCTGACCGCAATGCTCCAGGTGACGAGCGACCCGGACGCGCAGAAGGTGCTGAACAACCTTGCATTGATGAACATGGAAGGCGAAGGCATGGCGGACGTGCGCGCGTACTTCCGTCGCCAGCTCGTGCAGATGGGCGCGATCAAGCCGACCGATGACGAGGCCAAGGAGATGCAGGCCGAAGCCGCGAACCAGCCGCCCGATCCGAATGCCGTCTACCTGCAAGCCGCTGCGCAGAACCAGTTGGCGGATGCAGCCAACAAGCAGGCAAACACCGAACTCACGCATGCCAAGGTCGGCCAGACGAATGCGGACACGATCACGAAGCTCGCAAGCGTCCAGCAGGCCCAGGCGCAGCACGCGCTGGACGTCGTGCAGCACATCGATAATCAGCAATTACAGCGTGAGCAGATGGCGCAACAGGCTTTGCAAGCCTCTCAGCCGCAGCCAACAGGACAATGAGCTAAACGGTATAAACAATAAAAACTATTAATATTGATTTTTGGATAGTTTCTGTCTATTATTTAAGCGCCTCCAAATAATGGAGAGACCGAAGGGAAACGATGGACGAACAGGCTGAAATCGAGCAGGGCGAAGTCGAACAGGATCAGGTCGAGCAGTCCGACACTAGCCAGACCTCCGAAGGCGCGCCGAAAACGGAGCCACAGGAAGAATCGGGCGGCTTAGTCATCACCCTTGGCGACGAAGAGCCGCAGCAGGAAGAAGAGCAGGCCCGCGCGCCGGAATGGGTGCGTGAACTTCGCAAGGCGAACCGCGAGAAGGACAAGCGGATTCGCGAACTGGAGCAGGAGCGGGCTGCACGCGAAGCGGCGAATGCTCCGGGTGCAATCAAGGTTGGCGATAAGCCGACGCTGGAAGGCTGCGAATACGACCCTGAGCGCTTCGAGTCGGAATTGACCGCCTGGCACGAGCGCAAGCGTCAAGCGGACGAACAGGCTGCAGCGCAGCGCAAGGAACAGGAGTCTGCGCAGGCGGCATGGCAGCAGCGTGTCGCTGCCTACAACACGGCGAAGGCAGCGCTGCCGGTCGATGACTACGACGATTCGGAAGGCGCTGTAACCGGCGCGCTGGATCAGGTCAAGCTGGCAATCCTGCTGAAGGCGGCAAAGAAGCCGGAGAAGCTGATTTACGCGCTCGGCAAGAGCCCGGCGAAGCTGAAGGAGTTGGCTGCCATCGCTGACCCCATTGAATTTGCAAGTGAAGTGGCACGACTGGAGACCACCATGAAGGAAACGCAGCGCAAGGCTCCGCCACCGGCGGAAAAGGTCATCCAGGGTTCTGGCGGCACGCGCGTATCGACCGATTCGACGTTGGACAAGCTGCGCGAGGAAGCTCTGCGCACTGGCGATCTGTCGAAAGTCATGGCCTATAAGGCATCCAAGCGCGCCGCGTAATACCAAGCAGTAAAGGTTTCGCCAGCCTCAAATCGGCAGTGCAGTACCCAGAATATCGGTCGCCATCCAGCCCTTCAAGTGGATGAGTTCAAGCCAGCGAAAGCTGATTTTTTCTCATTCATTTAAGGACTCATCATGGCGAATAGCTTTGCCAAGGAAGAGATCGTCGCGTTCGAGAATGTGCTGGAAAAGTTCAATGACCAGCTTGTCCTGTCGCGCAACGTCTCCAAGTACAACACCGATTCCGTCATCATGGAACGCGCCGGAGACATCATCTGGCGCCCGATGCCGTACATCGCGCAGTCGTTCGACGGCACCGATGCAACCTCTCACTTCGTCAACGCGACTCAACTGGTCGTCCCGGCCACGCTCGGCTTCCAGAAGCACTCGACCGCGATCCTGACCGCGACTGAACTGCGCGACATGTTGCAGGAAGGTCGACTCGGCCAAGCCGCCGCTCAGAAGCTTGCCAGCGATATCAACGTCGCTGTCATGAACACCGCTGCTAACACCGGCACACTGGTGGTGAAGCGCACTAGCGCCGCAAGTGGCTTCGATGACGTCGCCCAATGCGAGGCGATCTTCAACGAACAGGGTGTGCAGTCGTTCGACCGCTATCTGGCTCTGTCGACCCGCGACTACAACGGCATGGCAAGCAACCTGGCCGGCCGTCAGACCATGAACCAGAAGCCGACGAATGCCTATGAAAAGGCATTCGTGGGACAAGTGGCGTCGTTCGACACCTACAAGCTCGACTACGCGAACCGCCTGACGGCTGCTGCAGGCGGCGGTAGCCTGACCATCGACACGCGCGCATCGGCCTCGAACTACTATACGCCGCGCGCTACCAGCGTGGGCGTGAATGGCGAGCGCTCGAACGTCGACAACCGCTTCCAGACCATCACGATTTCGAGCACCACTAACGTTGCGGCCGGGGACTGCTTCACCATTGCTGGTATCGATGCTGTGCACCACATCACGAAGGGTGACACCGGCCAGCTCAAGACGTTCCGCGTGATCTCGGTCCCGTCGTCAACAACGCTGGTCATCTCGCCGCCGATCATCTCGGCCCAGGGTGGTACGGACGCCGAACTGCAGTACCAGAACTGCGTTGTCACTCCGTCGGCCACTGCTGCCATCGTGTTCCTCAACACGGTCACGGCTGCGATCAACCCGTTCTGGCAGAAAGACGCCATCGAACTGCTGCCGGGCCGGTACGTCGTACCTGAGAACTCCGGCGCCGCAGTCATGCGTTCGACCACCGATCAGGGCATCGAAGTCACCATGCAGCGCTTCTACGACATCAACACGATGAAGACGAAGTATCGCTGGGATGTGTTCTTCGGCGTCGTGAATAAACAGCCTGAGATGAGCGGCATCATGCTGTTCAGCCAGACCTAACGTCGCCCAACCACGATAGAAAGGTACATCATGGATTTGATTGTTTATCCTCTGGGCAAGGCGCAGGTTACGCTGACGGCGAACCAAAGCATCGCCGTATTCACCACCGACAAGGCGATCGTCACGCAGCTGGTTGGCTATCCGAACGAGCCGACTAAACCGACCGTGCTGGGCACCGTCCTCGCCAACGGCCAAACCGTTTTCGGCCCATTCTCGTCCGGTGCGACCATCATTATTGAGGCGCAGGCGGCACAGGTACGTTATCAAGTAGGGGCCGCGCCGTTGGTGATGTCGCTGTATGCAACCTCGGTCCAGGGCGCTCCAGTAGCTGTCGATGTGACCGGCGCTGTATCGGCTACTGCAATGATGGGTGGTCTGATCACCTCGTCTACTGCCGCTGCTGTTGCAGGCACGATCCCGACCGGTACGGTTATGGATGCCGCCTCAACGTTCCTGGTGAACGACTCGTTCGAATGGTCGGTGATCAATACCGGGCCGAACACGTTCACTGTGACAGCGGCCACCGGCCACACGATCGTTGGCGCAGCTGCTGTGGCGACTGCGACGACCGGCCAGTTCCGCACGCGCAAGACGACTGCAAATACGTTCGTGACTTACAGGATCTCCTGAGGCGCTTAGGGACCGGGGGAACTCGGTCCCATTTTTGAGAGAGACATATGGAATTCCCTGCCCTCGTCTATCGCTGCCCAGGCACCAATCCGCGCCCCGGTGGTACGTATTCATATCGTCAGATTGCCGATGATGATGAATTGACGGAAGCACTTGCTGATGGCTGGTTCGCGACGTTGCCAGAGGCGATCGACGGCAAATCTACCCAGGCTGATGAACCGGTTAGCGACGACGCCCCCCCGACTCGCGAAGAGTTGGAAGCCAAGGCAACCGAGCTTCAGATCAGGTTCGATGGCCGTACTAGCGATAAGGCGTTGCGGGATCGGATCGCGGCCGCGCTGGAGGAATAATTATGTCTTGGTCGAAGCAGCAGATCGTCGAAGAAGCGTTCGGAGAACTGGCGCTGCATGGCTTCGTCGTGGATCTCGATCAGGACACACTGCAGTCTGGCCTGCGCCGTCTCGACACGATGATGGCAATGTGGGATGGCAAGGGCATTCGTCTTGGCTATCTGCTGCCGTCTTCTCCTGATGCATCAAACCTGGATGACGATTCAAACTTGCCTGACATCGCGGTTGAGCCGGTGTATCTGAACCTGGCTGTACGTCTGTCGGCTGGCTACGGTAAGCAGGTATCACCCACTACTGCTGCCACTGCGAAGGAAGGCTACGACATGCTGATGGCCCGCGCTGCGATGCCGCCCGAAGTCAACTTCCCGCGTCGTATGCCTGCCGGTGCCGGCAACCTGCCATGGCGCCGCAATTACAACCCATTCCTGATCCCGCCTGACGAGCCGATTAATGCCGGCCCTGATGGCGGCATCGATTTCAACTAGGAGCCGCAATGCAGATCAATCAGTTGTCCCGAGCGGACACCGTTACGGCCGGAGATCTGGCGGTGATCTTCTCGACCAACAACGGCGATGCGCGCGCTGCGGCTATGTCGGTCCTATTGGCGTACCTGCAGGAGAACTTGACCGAAAGCGGCTCGTTCATGACGCAGTATGCGTCGCCAAATGCGACGGCCTTCAATGTCACGATTGCGCCGGCCACCAGTGGCGAGAACGTCTATTTACTGCTCACGCCAACCGGCACGCTCGCGGCTGGCACGATCACGCTGCCCGCGTTGGCGTCCGCTGTCGACGGGCAGCAAGTGCTCGTATCGTGCACGCAGATCGTGACTGCACTGACTGTGGCCGGCAATGGCGCGACCGTCAATGGCGCGCCGACCACGCTGGCTGCGAATGGCTTCTTCCGTCTGCGTTTCGACGGCGTCAACAACAGCTGGTACAGGGTCGGATGACCCCCTGGAGATCAATATGTCTATCCTAGCTCCATTCAACGCACGACTCGGATCAACCGTATCGGTATCGGCAACCGCAACAGCGGCGTCTGCTGCGGTCGATCCATATTCGAAGCAGTACATGGTGACTAACGTCGGCTCGCAGTTGGTATTTGTGCGCCCGATATTTGCCGGATCTTCCGATGTCGCGACGGCTTCTGATATTCCTGTGCTGGCCAATTCGCAGACCACGCTGACGAAGCAGGGCTCTGAGCAGAATGGTCACTCTGCCATCAGTGTCGTCGCCCCAGGTGGGGCTGGGTCGACAGTCTACGTGACCAGTGGCGAGGGATGGTGACATGAGCTTACGAGCAGTAGCAGGTTCCAGCCCTGCGAACACCACGATTACGGGCGGCTCGATTGATGGCACTCCTATCGGCCAATCAACGCCGGCTGCGGGTGCTTTCACTGGGCTGAATGCAACGAGTGCCAGCATTCTCGGCCCCCTTTCGGCTGAGGGGGTGAACTCGACTGGTAACGGCCAGGTTGCAAGCGTCACAAACACCGGTACTGCGATGTCGTCGACGTTCGCGGCTGTGACCTACTTCGATTCCGCACGCACTTCGAACAACAAGACCGCTGATTTCTTGTGGACTGGTGGAACGTTCTCGGCGCGCTTCAAGAATGACGCCGGCAGCAGCACTGTTACGTGGCTATCCGCTACGGGCGGCCAAGCTGCAGGCGTCTCCAGCGTTGCAATCACGACGGCAAATACCAGTCTGACGGCCGGCAACAACACGATCACGTCCAACAGTGGCACCGGCGCATGGGCTCATACCGGCACTTTAACTACGACTGGGACTGCCATTCTGTCGCAAGGCGTAACGGTAGCATCGCTTCCTGCTGCATCGACAGCGCTAAAAGGTGCGCGCGCATTCGTCACGGATGCCAATAACCCGACGTGGAACAGCCCGGTCACTGGAGGTAGTTCGAATACCGTTCCCGTGTTCTGCAATGGCAATGCGTGGGTTTGCGGGTAATCTGAAAAAGGATCAATCATGGCTGAACTCAAAGCGAAGGCCCGCAACAAGCTGCCGAAATCGGATTTCGGTCTGCCTGGCGATCGCAAATATCCGATGCCCGACAAGAACCACGCCCGAGCAGCGAAATCGCGTGCCAGCGAAATGGAGCGCAAAGGCAAGCTGAGTGAAAGCGCGAAGGCTAGGATCGACAAGAAAGCCGACCGCGTGCTGGGCAAGAAGAAGGGGTAAGCTTTGCAGGTGCCTATCCTCAGCGGGATTTTCTCGGACGGAGCGGCGGACTTCAGGACCGCTCTCCCGCGCAACATGGTGCCGGTGCCGAAGTCGCAAGGCATTTCCGCCGGCTACCTGCGCCCAGGCGATGGCATCGTTCAGTTCGCGACAGGGCCCGGCACGGACCGTGGCAGCATCACCTGGAATGGCATCTGTTATCGCGTGATGGGCACTAAGCTTGTACAAGTGAACGCCGATGGCTCTGCTGTCACCCTGGGCGACGTCGGAGGCGGTGGTCAGGTCAGCATGGATTACTCGTTTGACCGGCTAGCGATTGCCTCCGGCGGTTCACTGTACTACTTCGACGGCGCTACTGTGCAAAAGGTCACCGATCCGGATCTCGGGACTGTGATCGACGTGATGTGGATTGCCGGCTATTTCATGACAACGGATGGCACATCGCTTGTCGTGACCGACCTGACGGACCCGTTTTCTATCAACCCGCTGAAGTATGGCAGTTCTGAGGCTGACCCCGATCCGATCAAGGCTGTCAAGAAGTGGCGGAACGAGGCCTACGCGATTAACCGCTATACCATCGAGGTATTCGACAACATTGGCGGGAACCTCTTCCCTTTCGAGAGGAATGAAGGCGCCATCATGCAGCGAGGCGCTATCGGCACGCATTGCGTTGCGATGGGCTTCATGGAGATGACGGTCTTTCTCGGTGGTGCACGCAATGAGCCCCCTGCGGTCTGGATCGGTCAAAACTCCAGCACGGACAAGTTATCTACGCGCGAGGTAGATCAGATACTACAGCAGTACACAGAGGCTGAACTTGCCAGCGTGGTGTTTGATGTACGTGTCGATAAAAGCCATCATCTGCTGTATGTGCACTTGCCTGACCAAACGCTAGTCTATGATGGCGGCGCGTCGAAGGAGGTCGGTGAGAATGTCTGGTACACACTCGACTCAGGTCTTGGCGGGAAGGCTGCCTATCGCGCACGCAATCTTGTCTGGTGCTACGACAAGTGGCTGTGTGGTGATCCGGCCGGCGCCGCAGTCGGCCGGTTGGACAACACAATAAGCGAGCACTACGGACAGAAAGTCGACTGGGAGTTCGGCACGCAGATCGTCTACAACGAAGGCAATGGCGCGATCTTCCACCAGTTGGAGTTGGTCTGCCTTACCGGCCGCGTGGTACTTGGCGCAGATCCTGTCATCTGGACGTCATTTTCTGTCGATGGCGAGACATGGAGCCAGGAACGGCCTATCTCCGCTGGTAAGCAGGGGAATCGCACCAAGCGGCTAATCTGGCTTCGGCAGGGCGCGATGGAGAACCTGCGTATCCAGAAGTTTCGCGGCACCAGTGACGCATTCATTTCTGTCGCGAGGCTGGAAATCCAGATCGAGCCACTGTTTGACATAGGTCCGGAATGAAACTAAACCGCAGCCAACTGGCCCAGGTATTTACGAATCACGAGACGCTGCGCGCCTTCGAGCAGGTTCTAAAAAGCGTTGACGACACGCTGCCGGGCCTTATTGCAGAGGCTCTTGCGGCTGCTGTGCAGGCCATCATTACCGCCGAACTGACTCCTAACGCGATCACGCTTCGCTCTGATATAGAGGAATTGCGCGGCCTCATCGAGCAGGCTGCTCCGTCGCTGTTGCAAAGCCACGTTGATGAATCACGATGCCTCGTTGAGCAAATCGCGCCTGCCGTTATTTTGCAAAGCCAGATCGATCAGATCCGAGCTGAGCTAGCGATGATCGAAGATGCAGCGGCGCTGATCCGATATATCCTGACGCGCTACGCTACGGCGATTTCTCCAGCATTAACCGGCACGCCAACTGCGCCCACGGCGGCGGTTGATACCAACACGACGCAGATCGCTACATGTGCGTTCGTTCTTGGTCAAGCAGCTTCCGCAACGCCACTCATTGATGGCACTGCGGCCGTTGGCACGTCAACCCGCTACGCGCGTGGAGATCATGTACATCCTACTGATACGACTCGGGCACCCATTGCGAGCCCAACGTTTACAGGTACTGTAACCTCGCCAAGAACGATCTGCGGAACCTCCGGTTCGAGTGGCCAATATGCCGTCACGCTGGAACCTGATACCAGTGGGCAGACGGTATTCAGCTTTAAGAACACTAGTAATGCTCTGACCGTTGTCTCTGGAAGTAATCCGTACAGTGGCGGCACTGAATTGGCGCGGTTAGACAGCAACGGTAATCTTGGTATTGGCACTACTGTTCCAGCCGTGAAGCTGCACCTGAAGGCAAGTTCTAACGCTCCAGTTCTACGTATGGTTCAGGACAATACAGATGATTATGGCTATTCCCTGCAAGTCGATTCTTCTGATGGGCACCTAAAACTCAAAAGGTTCAATGCTGGTAGTGACACTTCCGTGCCGGTGACGCTGACGTCTCCTGGCAATCTTCTGATCGGTACGACAACTGACGGCATGACATCTGGTGGATCACTGGCCATTGCTCAAGATCTTGCGCATCGCGGCACCAAGACGGGTTTCTACAACACGACCCCAGTGACGAAGCCCACGGTTACCGGCTCACGCGGGGGAAATGCTGCATTGGCCTCGTTGCTGACTGCCTTAGCAAGTACAGGGCTGATTACGGACTCCACCACTGCGTGATGGTCATACCAATATCGTCGTAAAGATTGTTTAACGAAAGGAAGTAAAAATGGTTGTGACTCCATACATTTTTGACGGCGGTGCTCTGACTGGTTCTGCTGTCACACAAGGCAGCATTGTGCCGGCGCTTACCAAGCGCATCATCAAGTCGGCCGTGCTGACCAATACGACCGGGGCGCCAATTGCTGCAACTGTCTATCTGGTTCCAAGCGGCGGCACAGCAGGATCGACCAACACCTATATCAGTGCGCGCCCGATTGCGGCTGGCGACTCGTATCCGTGCCCCGAGCTCATCAACCAGGGGCTGAACGCTGGCGGCTTCGTGCAGGCACTCGGAAATGGCCTGACCTTCAAATACACGGCGACAGAATTCGTTTGATATAAACGATATATATTGATTTCTTTTCGTCAATGCCTATAATCTAGGCATTCGCATTAGCGATAGCTGAGCCGAACGCGCAGCCAGCGGCGCACCGAGACCCCGAACAGGGAGAACCCGATGCCGCTGCTGGACCTGCAACCAATCTCTGACCAAGGCGCACTTGCGCCGTCCTCCCCAACCCGCGAACAGATCGAACGTCTCGAAGCGCAGATGCGCTTGATGGAGCAGCTTCCGATCGAGCCTGTACACCACTTCGCCGACGGATTGTATGCGCGCGAAATCCTGATCCGCGCAGGCACCATCCTGACAGGCAAGGTGCACAGCACCGAGCACCTAAACATCGTCTCCAAGGGTCGCATCGTCGTCTGGACCGAAGACGGTATGAAGGAAGTTTCCGCGCCTTGCACGATGGTTTCTCGTCCTGGCACGAAGCGCGTCGGCTTCGCGTTGGAAGACACCGTGTGGACGACGATCCACGCCAATCCTCAGAACCTCACTGATCTGGCTGCGCTTGAGGTAGCCCTGATCGACAACACTCAACCAGCAATCACTTCGGAGTCCACCCCATGTCTTGGGTAGCAGCAGCCGTTGCCGGCGGAACGATCGTCGGCGGCTATCTTTCGTCCAATGCGCAGAAAGGCGCGGCTGAGGACGCGGCCAACGCACAGAGTCAGGCATCGCAGGCTGGTATCGATGAACAGCGCCGTCAGTTCGATCAGGTGCAGCAACTGCTCGCACCATACGTCAGCGCCGGCAATGGCGCACTAGGTGCGCAGCAGAATTTGCTTGGCCTTAATGGGAACGCGGCGCAGCAGACGGCCATCAATGGCATCCAGAATTCGCCACAGTTCGCTGCGCTCCAAAAGCAGGGCACAGACGCCATCCTGGCAAATGCCTCGGCCACTGGCGGCCTCCGTGGCGGCAATGTGCAAGGCGCACTGGCTCAGTTCTCTCCGCAGCTTCTTGCTCAGCTTATCGACCAACAGTATGGGCGCCTTGGCGGGATCACGTCATTAGGCCAGAACGCGGCGGCCGGCGTCGGTAATGCTGGGCTTCAAACAGGTAATCAAATCACGAGCCTACTTGGGCAGCAAGGCCAAGCGCAGGCCGGCTCTGCACTTGCTGCCGGACGTGCTGACAGCCAGTTTATCAACAGTCTGACAGGCGCATTTGGAACCTTCATGGGGAGCAAATTCTGATGCCTGACCCATACGATTACAGCAGCGCATTTGCAAACCTGCCGGCTCCGGGTGACAGCTTCCTTTCAGGGATCAAGAATGGCGTCGCCCTGAACCAGTTGCAGGCCCAGCAAGACCAGCAACGCGCTGCGCTGGCCCAGCAGCAGCAAAAGCAGCAGGTCATTCAATCATTGATCGCGAATCCGAATGCATCGGCCGACGATTACGCAAAGGCTGCGGTGCTTGTCCCTGAATTGAGCGCACAGTTCAAGCAGGCGTGGGATACCAAGAGCACGGCACAAGCGCAAAACGACCTGCGGAACATGGTCGAGTGGTCATCTGCAATCCAAAGTGGTCAGCCAAAGATTGCCAGTGACGCCATGCGCGCGCGAGCAGATGCGATCGAGAATACGGCCGGGGGCGCGACGCCAGAATCGCAGGCTCTACGCGCAAAAGCAGATCAGGTTGATGCCAACCCACAGGCCGCGAACGTCGTCCTGAAATCGATGATAGCCGCGAACCCGAACGGGAAGGCGGCTATCGACGGCATTGTTGCGCAGAACGGCGATGCTCGCGCCCAAACCGCATCCGATTCGAAGGCTGCTGCTGATGCATCCGATCTGTACCTGAAGAACCAGGGAATCATCGCGCAGCAGGCCGGAGCGCTGGCAAAGCCTGGCGTGAAGGCGGCGCAGGCAATCGCCATGTTCAAGTCGATGGAAGCGCGCGGCATTCTTCCGAAAGGCGGTGCGCAGGACTACATCGACGCGATGCCTGCCGATGCGAAGGATCTGCCGGACTATCTGGCTGGTGTGCGTGACACCGGTATAACGGCGAAGGAGCAGAAGGCGTACACAACGCCGGACGCGAATGCTCAGCTTTCGGCCGACACGCAAATCAAGACTACCGGCATGAATAACCGTACGCAACTCGCGGTGCAGGACCGTATCGACGCGCGCAACAATGACAAAGGCGACACAGAGCCTACGCTTGATCCTGACACTCTCCGCTCTATGGCTGAGCAATATGTCGACGGCGGAGACAAGAGCGTGTTGCAGAACTTGGGGCGTGGTGCGCAGGGTGCTGCCAACATCGTGGCCCTGCGCGGGGAAATTACCAAGGTGGCTAAAGAGCGCGGGCTGAGCGGTGCACAGATCGCTGCGAGGATGGCGGAGTTCGCCGGCACGATGGCAGGCCAGCGCACGGCAGGCACGCGCATCGCCAACATCGAGATGGCCGCGAACGAAGCACAGAGCCTCATCCCGCTGGCAAGGCAAGCGTCTGCTGAAGTCCCGCGCTCGGTATTTCTACCTGCTGGGAAGGGTCAAATCTGGCTCGACAAACAGACGAACGATCCTGCGGTGCGCAAGTTCGTCGCGGCCAATAACTCGCTGGTCAACGTCTACGCCCGCGCAATCTCGCCGAGCGGAACGCCCACTGTTTCCGACAAAGAGCACGCTCGCGAAATGCTATCTACGGCATTTGATGACAAGTCCTATCAAGCAGTTCTCGACCAGATGGAACGCGAGATCAGTGCTGCCCGTCAGGCGCCGCAGGCCGTGCGCAGTTCATTCAGCGCAGGCGTTAGCGGTCAAGGGCACGGAACCGTGCCGACTGCTGCAGCAAGCCACCCGGCCGACATCAGCGCTCTCCTCAGCAAGTACGGGAAGAAGTGATGGCTGACGATCGAGAACAACTGTATCAAGCACTTCGTAACGCGGATGCTGCGGGCGACACCGCAGCAGCTAAGCGTCTTGCCGAATACATCCAGACCCTTCCCACTGGCGTGCCCAACACCGAGATTGACCCGAGTGTGCCGCGCGTCGACGTCACCGGCCATTATGTGCCAGACCCGCAGCCGGCGCCCCCGGCAGATCCGTCGCTGGTCGATCGCATTATCGGCGGCGGCGAGACGGCACTTGCGCTGGCTACTGGCGCCACTGGCGGCACGCTCGGGATGCTTGGGGGCGCCGCGAAAGGTCTGTACAACGCCGTACGAGACGGCACGTTCGGCACGCAGCAGGGCGTCCAGCAGATCGAGCAAGCGGCCGGCGAAGGAGCTAACGCCCTCACCTACCAGCCGCGTACGCAACTGGGGCAGGAATACACGCAGGCCGCTGGCGACGCCATAAATTCAGCGCTCCCGGTCACCTTAATGCCGGAATTGGCATCGGTTGGGGCTGGGGCGAAGGCAGGTAGTGGTGCACTACGTGACATCGCTGACGCTACGAACGCGCCGGTTAATGCATCTGATGCAGCGCTGGCCGCACAGCAGGCTCAGAAGCTGCGCGACCTCATCAAGAAGCCGGCATCGACACTATCGGGTGTGGGTTCAGCGGCTGCTAGCAAGGACGCCGTACGCGTCGAGCGGATGGAGCGGCTCGGTATCAAGCCTACGCTGGGCCAGATCACACGCGACCCGCAACAACTTAAGTTCGAACGCGAAACCGCCAAGCTTGATGAAGGTAAGCCGATCAATGAGCATCTGGCGGAGCAGAACGCGCAGATGGATCGCAACTTCGAAGCGCTGGCGGATGCTTACGGCCCCAATGCATCGGACCTACGTGACGTCGGCAACTCAGTGATAGATGCACTTGAAGCAAAGAAGGCCGAAAAGAAGGCTGAAATCAAGAGTGCGTATGACGAGGCGGATGCAGCCGGCGAGATGGCCGAGCCAGTGGACGTTACCAACCTCGTCACATTCGTGAAGGCCAACAAGGGCAAGGAGAAGGTTGCACCGATCATCTCCATGATCGAGTCCGAGCTTGGCCAGAACAGTACGCCGGTTGGTGGCAATCTGGACAACCTCACGCTAACCCCGACGGCGAAGCGCTTCACCATGTCGTTGCGCGGAAGCGAAGACCTTCGTCAGGCTATCAATGACGCAATGGAGCCCGGTACTCCGAACAATGTATGGGGTAAAAAAGCCATTCGACTCATCGACAATGCGACCCAGGATAAAGGCGGCCCACTGTACCAACAGGCTCGCAGGCTATACGAGAACTACAGCAAAGAATTCACGGACCGCGATGTTGTCTCGAAGCTGCTGCGCTTTAAGCCTGGGACGCGTGATCGTGCCGTCGTACCTGAAAGTGTTTTCCAGCACGTGATCCTCAACCCGAAGGGCAAGGATGACATCAGTCACATCTTCCGTGTACTGGAGGCTCATCCCGCAAATGCTGACCCCGCAGTTGTCGCGGCTGGGCGGCAGGCTGCTGCCAACCTTCGGGGGGCCCTCGTCAACCACATCCGGGATCAGATGTTTTCGAATGGTGGAGCAAATGCGTTCGGCGATGTCGTCGGATCGCAAGCTAAGATCCTCCGCGCTGTTAAGAGTCTGGATGCTAATGGCAAGCTAAAGGCAGCACTCGGCCGAGAGGGCGCCGACTATGTGCGCGACTTGCGGGATGCGGCTCTTGACATTTACACGACGCCAGAGGGGACCGTCAACACCTCGAACAATGTTGGCCCGATTGTCGCGGCATTCAACGCAGCCGAAAAGTACAGCAAGCCCATCCCAGGGGTTAAGCAGGTTGCACAGGGGGCTGCTGAGATAGCGCGCTCACGAGCAATCGCCAAGCGCGTCGAACAAGCCCTCAACCCGAAACCAGCCGTCAGCGGCTCGCCTTTCAATTCTTCGCAGAAGCGCCCACCAAGCGCAACCGTGCACTAATCGAGGATACGGATGCTCCCAGTCGAACAACCATTCAAAGTCTACACCGGTCGTGATGGCAAACCACTCGATAACGGTTACGTCTACTTCGGCCAGCCGAACCAGAACCCAATCACAGCGCCAGTAACGGTCTATTGGGACTCAGCTGGAACGCAGCCGGCAGCGCAGCCACTACGTACGGATAATGGATACATCGTGCGCAACGGGACGCCTGCGAACGTGTTCTTCAACAGTTCGTACTCTGAACTGGTGCAGGACTCGCGAGGACGTCAGGTGTTCTATGCGCGGACGTCGGACGACTTCAGCATTGCAACGACAGTTCTGAACTTCATTACCAACCTCGCGGCATCTGCTGGCTCGTCTCTAATCGGCTTCATTCAGGCCGGCGCCGGAGCGGTTTTGCGTACGGTACAGGACAAGCTGCGCGATACCGTCAGCGTCAAGGATTTTGGAGCCGTGGGTAATGGCGTGGCCGACGACACGGCGAAGATTCAAGCGGCGCTCGACGCGATGAGCGCAGCAGGCGGCGGCACTGTGTTCGCGCCGCCCGGTCAATACCGACTGACGGCAAAGCTTACGATTCCGTCGTTCGTTCTGCTGAAGGGTGGTGACTTCCTGCCCGATCCATCGAACAGCGCGCAGACGCTGGCAACATCGCTGTTCATCGATTGGGGAGCCGGCGCAGACAATCACGCTGTTGAGATGTCGCACTCGTCCGGCATCGAGGGGTTCACCTTCTACTATCCCGGTCAGGTCGCGAAAACAGCCAGCACGCCCATTGCGTTTGGGTTCTCGATCTCGACGCCGACGGCGGTCGACGTGTACGACAATATCCATGTTCGCAACATCACCCTGTACAACAGCTACAAGGGCATCCGACTGAATAACGGAGGCCGCTGGAACGTCGAGAATGTGCAGGGTGACCCGCTGTTCATGGGCTTTACCGCAAGCGACTGCCTGGACGCCTGCTACATGCGCCATGTCCACTTCTGGAACTTTTACACGCAATCGGCGGCGCTGGAAACCTGGGTCGCGGCCAATGGCACTGCATTCGACTTCTGGCGAGTCGACCAGTTGTTCGGATCCGACATGTTCGGCTGGAACTACCAGAGCTGTTTCCATTGCCATGATGGCGCGTGGCTTAGCCTGTCAAACATTCTGTGCGATAAGGCGACCTTCCCTTTCATCGCATCGGCATCGGCGACAATCAGTGTCGATAACTTCATGCTGATTACGTCGGCAGCGGCAACGCCTGCCGTATGGGTGGTGGCTAACACAGGTAGCATCCGGTTGAGCAACGGCCAGATTGCCAGCACGGCCGGCGTCGGGGTTCAAGTCGATGATACGTCGACGGTCCAGATCGACAACGTTACGTTCTCCAACCAGCACAGTGCAGTTGTCGTGACCAGTGAGACCAGCGACGTCTACATCGACAACAGCAAATGGAATGTCCCTCCGTTCGGCTCCTACAACGTTCGTGTCAACGGCGAGAGACTACCGAATCGGACCACCGCAATTACATTGCCGGCGCCACTGGCTGCCCCTACGGTCATTCCTGGTGGCTACCAGTTCGACCTGTCCACTGCGGGCGCCAAAACTCTGCAGTGGGACACGACCGCGATCAGCCAGCGCAATTCGTTGTACGTGCTGGAAATGGACTGGGAAATGGTCGGCACCGATAGCACTTGGTATTTCCAGTTCACGATCCAGAAAGATGACGGGAGTGCGACCCAAGTTTCCTATGCGCCGCTCTATGCGCTGAACCTGAACGGCACCACCGGCGCACCGCGCAAAGTCCGCATCCCATTCTTCATCAACCATGGCCGCTTCAAGCAGGTTATGACGATCTTGGTCACGCCTACACTGCCGCTATCGGGCGCGGCTCTCAACCTGACGAATATCGTGCTGTACGAGCAAGGCAACCAGTACACGACCGACGCGCAAGTGTCGAACATGATGCGTGCTGGTTACAACTTGGACGCCTATGCCATGGGACAGACCCTGTTCAGCAAAGGGAAAAACCGTATCGTGCTGACTCAACCTGAAGCAGGTGTCGGGCGCCCCACTGAAGTCCCGACTTCTGGAACCTGGGACATCGGCGACGAGGTTCGCACCTATACCCCGACAGCTGGCGGCAACATCGGCTACGTGTGCACGACGGCCGGGACTCCCGGGACATGGAAGTCATACGGTGCGATCAGTGCATAAGGCATTTCAACATATCTTCCTCAACCACGAAAGGAAACACATGAAGCAACTGACCATGGCAACTGGCGGCGACGGCAAGCAGCGACCGACTGAGCAGAAGAAGACGACACCGACGAAAACCACGCCGACGAAGAAGACGAAATGAACTCGTGGAGATCACGCGCCCTGGCTGCTTCTCTGATGCTGCTGGCGATCTACGGCCATGGGTGGGCAACTCACCAGTTGCCGAACACACCGATAGACATGCTGCTGTACCACGGCAGCGGCGCGCTCGTCGATCTTTTCATGCTGTATGCCGCGCCGGCCGTCCTCAGTGGGCGGCTGTGCGTGGATTCTCAGAAATTGCTGTTGGCGTCAATTGTCGGGAATGGCGCCGGCTGGCTGCTGTACATGGCATACGCCCCGCCCGTTTTCTACAACGTCTACATGGTGGCGGTGACGTATGCGCAATTGATGCGCTTAATTATCCCCGACCGCCATGCTGATTCTTCTCGGAGCAACCTGGTTCGCGGTCCTGATTGTCTCAGCAGTGGCCGAGATCATTGAAAGACAAAACCATGCAAGAAACAACCGAAACCGCACGCTCGGCGATTGAAGCTGCGGCGAGCAATCCCAAGGTCGCAACCCTCGTTGCGGCGTCAACAACCGGCGTCGGCGCTGCTACGCAATTCGGCCTGATCGACGGATGGATCTCGCGGGCCGCGATGATCGTAGGCCTTTTTACCGCAATCGTCGTTCTGGGAATCCAACTGATCCGCCTGGAGATGGCATTGCGCGAACGGGCACAGAAGAACAAGGAGTCGACATGAGCATCCTCGATCACATCAGGGCCGCACGCAAATCGTTCACCGTCTGGCTGAATGCGACACTGCTGGCTCTGTATCCGTTCGCTGACCAGATCATCGACAGCATTCACGATCACTTGCCCGATCTGGCGCCGTACCTGCCTGCAAACGTGTTCCGCGCTGTGGGTCTCGCCCTGGTCGTCTACAACATCGTTCACGGTGCTCGGGTGGCCGCTAAAGCAGCGAAGGCGGCGCAATGAGCCCATCTGATTTCATCGACCAGATGCTTCCAGGCGCTCTCTCCTGTCAACGCACCGCAGGCATCCCGGCCAGCTTCACCATCGCCCAAGCAGCTCTAGAAACCGGCTGGGGTGCTCGCGTACGGGGGAATAACCTATTCGGCATCAAGGCAGACAAGTCGTGGACGGGCCCGACCGTTGACGTCCCAACGCATGAAGTCGTGAATGGCCGCAGTGTGGCTATCGTCGATAAGTTCCGCGCCTACGACTCATGGTCGTCCTGCATCCAGGACAGGGCGAACTTCTACCTGAAGAACCCGCGCTACGCGAAGTGCTTCAGCGAGAAGACTGGCCCCGGCTGGGCGCGCGCTGTCGCGGCTGCCGGTTATGCTACCGATCCGACCTATGCAGCAAAGCTCATCGCAATCATGGACGGGCGGAAGCTGGAGCGCTTCGATAGTGAGGCGAAATCGTGAACCGTCTGGACAACTTCCTCATCGGCGTCTGCGCCCTTCTCGCCCTCTTGGCTGCTTGCTGGTTCGAAGTCCACCATTATGGCGCCAAACGATACGACGCCGGCTATGCCTCTGCCATCGCCGCCGGCAAAGCACAGCACGACCAGGATGCAGCCAAATATCAAAAACTGGAATCGGACACGCGCGCGAAGGATGCCCAGCGCGACGCCGACGCTCAACGAAAGGACCAAGAACATGCCCAAGCTCTCGCTGATGCTCAGCGCCGCGTACGTGATGGCACTGACCGGCTGCGCTGCCCCGCAAGCCCCGTACAGATCCCCGCCACGCCCACAGATCGACCCGTTGCCGCCGTCGCTCCAATTGACGGATCAGGACCGGACCTTGTGCCGGAGGCTGCTGCAGACGTTCTCGGCTACGGAGCAGCAATTGCAGGCCTCGTGTCACGATACGAGCGTGTGGTCGAGCGGTTCGAAGAGTGCCGGGCAGTGAATGCGAAGTGAGCTTACTTCGTCAGATCAAGACGTAACTTTTTGACTATATCCGAGTAAGTGCGCGAGGGTGGATATGAGACATTGAAATACGGCTTGATCCGATGGATGTAGTAAGCCTCAATGGCTGGGGCAAAAAACTTAGGCGCCTCAAAGTAGGTATGCGAAGTCCAGCGGACTCCATTCCTCTCATGCTGCACGGTCCGGTCAGCAAAGTTATGTGTCTGGCCGACATAGATGCAATCGTCATCATCAAATAGAAAATAGATGCCGCTAGCCCTTGGCATGTCACGGGTAGTTCGTGCCGCCCGGATCTCTTCATCAGTAAAGTGGAAGCATCGGGCATAATGCGCTAGCCAGTCGATTGGTATCCTGTGCTCGCTGTTTGATGGAAGCCACTCAAAGTTCCTGTCGACCTCTGGGGACAACTCTCGCACAGGAGTACGATTCCGCTCGTACAGGTAGATCGCGTCCCAATCGACCATTTCCCGCTCAATATTTTCTGCCATTTTTTTGCCACCCCCACTTGTAAACCATTGATATAGTGGAGTTAACGCTACCGGCTCCGGGCACTAATGTCAAGCACTTAACGTCAGGAAAAATCGCTTAGTCTTTGATATTTAAGGCATCCAAGCCACATCGGCCAGATGCCTTTCTCTTTTCTGGTGCTCCGTTTCTGCTACCATTTGCCAAAATTTACCAAGGAGATTGGCAAAATGGCTGCACCAAAAAAGGACGGGGCCGTATGGCGCCACCGCATCATGGTCAAGGGCAAGCGGGTTTCAGGCACTTTCAAGACCAAGGCGGCAGCACTTGCATGGGAGGCAGAACAGCGCATCGAGATCGCTCAAGGTGGAGCAAGCGGCAATGGCAAGACCCTGCGAGATGCCCTCGACCGCTACGAGCGCGAGGTATCGAAGAAGAAGCGAAGCTATGCCAACGAGGCGAAGCGTCTGGCCTATTTCCGCGAAACATCCATGGCTGACAAGAAGATCGTTGAGGTCAAAGCTGCGGATATCGCTGCATGGCGAGATGAGCGACTAAAAACCGTCAAAGGATCAACGATAAGCCGAGACCTCAACACCCTGTCCCATGTCTTCACGATAGCGCGTCGTGAGTGGGGCTGGGTGACCAGCAGCCCGACGAAGGATGTCGAGCGACCACCATCGCCGCCACACCGTGACCGACGCATCAGTGATAAGGAGATCGATGCGATCTGCCTCCAGTTGGGGTGGGACCGCAAGAAGGAAGGCTCGCCGACTACGAAATCGCACCGAATAGCCCTTGCATTCATGTTCGCGATTGAGACTGCCATGCGCGCCGGCGAGATCTGCGCACTAAAAAATGGCGACGTGAAGGGCCGCGTCGCGCGCCTGCACATGACTAAAAATGGCCTGCCGCGTGACGTTCCGCTATCTGCGCGCGCACTCGAAATATGGAAACTTGTGCCAGATGGGTTTGGGCTCTCAACAGAAAGTCTCGATGCCCTATTTCGTAAGGCGAAAAAGAATGCGGGCATCGAGGGACTGACGTTCCACGATGCCCGTCATGAGGCCATCACTCGCCTCGCGCAAAAACTCGATGTTCTCGACTTGGCTCGCATGGTTGGCCACACGAACATCAACCAACTGCGCACGTACTACAACGCCACAGCCGAGGACATCGCCTCACGACTGTAGGCTCTCTGCCCACTTGATGACGTCGCGCGCTTTGTACCGCGGCAGGCCAGAGCCGTTTGCAGTGCGGATGCAGATCGGCTTCGGGAAACTTGGAAGCGGCAGGATCTTGTCACGCACCGTGCTGTAAGAGTATTTCAGATACGCCGCGATGTGCTCGGTGTCCCAGAGGTCGACCTCAACCGGGATCGACTTCTCGCTCAGCTTTTGCAGGATCGCTGCCAAAATCTCTTTTTCGCTCATCTCATCCTCTCCCTATTCCTTCTCCACCGCCGGCCAGGTGCACTGGCTCAGCGAGTGACCGTATCCACCGCAGCGGGTGCATTCCTTTCGCGGCGGCGCCCATATGCCCCACATCAGCAGCGTGACGAACCATGGGTTCAGGTAGGCCTTCATGCGTCCTCCGGCTTAGGTGCGGCTTCGATCATGGCCGACCAGCACAGCTCGGCGTCATGTATTGAGGCGTGATCGTTTCCGCAATTTCGTAGAGCCCTTCGACCAAGGATGTTCATTTCAGCCGTCGATTCGATCGGAGCGAGCTTGTAACCGGCCGGCACGCGCCAGGCGTCGATGTGGGCGATGACATTCCGGATTACCCATTCATTCCCTGCGGTGCGGACTATATCCCAAAGCAATTCGCGGAATGCGCCGCTATCGATACTCTGCGGTTTCAGTTCATCCGACATGGGGTCGCTCCTTATCGTCATGTTTTCCGGCTCCGCAGTTCGGACATGACCACACGCCCATGCCTGGACACTCCGGATCTTCCGTGAAGTTAGCCGGCCATTCTTTCTGCGGCAGCGTGACAGTGCTTCCAATCATTGACGTGCCCACATGCCGGTGCGGCGCGAGGCCGTACACAGGGAAGCAGGCGGCGCCGTCAGGGTCGGTACAGAATTCACAGCTCATCGCTCTCTCCTTTAGCCTGCTGTTCGCTGGATAGCGGCGGTGCGGCGCCCCGCAATGGACTGCCGGCCAACCCTTTCCGCTGCAAGTAGTCCACTGCGCGCGCGGCCAAGTCACTGTCCGGCTTGGCTTTTTTCAGCGAGTGGACTAGTTGACGCACGAGCATCGATAAGTCGCCCACCAGTCCGCCCTCTCCAATAGCGGCAGAGCGGCGGGCAGCGTCCCAGATGTAGCGAGCGGTCGAGTGTGTGACGCCGGCGAGCGGCGCCTGCATCATGTCGCCGACCATGTGGCCGTACCAGAAGTCGAAGAATGCGCGGTCCTCGGGCGAATAGTTCGCAGCGCGCTCGGCATCGATGTTTTGTTCAGCGGCCATGGGGTGGCTCCAGTTGTTTGGCGCCGATGCACTGGCGCACGCTGTATCCAAATTTCGCCACGCCGCCACGGTCGTTGCAGTCCTTGGCGAAGGCGTTGTCTTCCTGCTCGATCTGGCGCATGTTGCTGGTCATCATGGCCGCGCCAACGAACATGAGGCCGCACACGATCAGCACTGCGAAAAGCTTGTTCGTGCTCACTCGGCGCCTCCAGTCCGCTCTGCCGCCTCTTGGGAGACTGCTTTGCCGATGAAGATGCGCACGCCGCGATGAGTGTCGGCGTCGTCGGCGTCCTTGGAGCGGCAGCCGAGTTCTAGCCAGCCGCCGTTGTCGAGTGCATACGCGATGTCATCGTCGGACACGTCATGTTCCGACAGCAGAGCATGCCAGCCGCAGCTTCCGCAGTCGCCGTCGCTGTCCCAATTTTGTTCCAGACGGGCTTGGGCATCGCGGATTTCCTGATCGCGGTCATTCATGCCGGCCTCCAGTTTCCCCATTGCGGCTTGCCGCCATTGCCTGATCGACCGCCTCGTCGGCGCAACCATACATGCCCCGCCATGCAAGCAGCATTTCTTTGGACATGGTCTTCACGAAGCGATAACGGGCAGCATCCATAGTGTCTGCCGCGCTGGTGGCAGTGGATTTGCGCGCGCAAACCTCGACCGCTTTCGAGTAAATTTGCTTGATGGTGTCCCACTGGACCTGCACGGGCTGTTGTATTGTTCCTTCGTCGTTGCAGGCAGCGCAATACAGATCTTCGTCACCACCGTCACAGTCTGGGCATCGCACGGTAATTTCTTCGTAGAACTCACCGATCATTGCCGCCTTCGCGCCATTCTCGGCTGTCAGTCGTTCCGGCATCAGCACGTAACCATGCAGCAGCCCGACCGCACTGGCATCGTCAGCTTTCCCCGTCGCGTCGGAAGGCGAGACAGCGGCGCGGCCGTCGAGCACGTAAGCGATGACGTTTTTCTGTACCGCCTCGCGGCTGTTGATGCCGTAATCGGTGGCGTGCTTGTAATCCTCAAGAAGCCGTGTCAGGCCATTCTCCCAATCCACCTCGTTGCGGATGCGTTGCATCTCGTCGGCAGGCGCATGGCACACAGGCGCGGCGGCGTCTGCGAGTACAGCATAATGCAGCCTGGTCAGTTCGGCATACAGAAAGCGCTCGTGTGGAGTCGCCCCCGCTGTCGCCAGTTTCGGGTCAGCCTGCTGCTTTTTCACTTCGCGCAGCGCGCGGGCAGAGATAGCGGGCGATACCTGTCCGATAGGGTGGGCGGCTCGGGCTTTCCAGCCATCCCAACGGTCTTGCACAAAGCAACTGAAGTACTGATCTCCATCACGCTTGAATCGCATGTCAACACCATTTTGAAGCGGGAACTCGCGTTCAAACCACGCTTCGAATGCGGCCCGCTCATCCGCTGCCGGTGCATCTGCTGCAGCCCGACGAGCGAGGGCAGCGCGCGCCATGCCGACCAACGTGAGGACGGTGTCAGGGCTGCATGCCTCGATCAGCTCGACTGCCTTCTCATCGGTGATGCCGTCGGCGATCTGGTGCGTGCCGTACCAGCATTGCGGCGCGGCCTTGGCTGTCACTTCGATGTCGTTCAGGTCGGCGGAGCTGAAATGGTCGTTGTCCAGGTCGATGCCTGCCGGTGCAATGTTCTTATTCATAGGGCCACGCTCCACGATTGACGTCCTTCGTAACGGTTTGATTGCAGACCGGGCAGGAGATAGAATAGAAATCTCCGTCCCTCTGGTCTGATGTACGCTTCGCCTCGAACGGATGAAACTCGAATACCGTTTGGCAGTTGCGGCAAGTTGCACGGATCGGCTGCGCTGCTGGGTTTATCCCTTGCGTGATGATCTTCATGCATCGCTCCCACGTTGGCCGTTCTCAGTGCTGGCGGACTCGGCCTTGTAGCTCTTCATCATCAGAATGGCCTGATCCATCAGCGCCTTTGCATCGGCGTATGCCATCTTGCATTCCAGTTCGACGCGGCTACCGCCGTTGGTTCGGAATGCCAGCACGACATTGGCACCTCCTGCAGGTGCGCGCTCGCGCGGCATCGACGCGTTCCACTTACGCATGGCTGTCTCCCTCCTTGCTGGCGGCCGGGGCTTCGGACTTGAGGGCTCGGATAGCGTCGGCACAGTTGGTCGCCATCGACTCGCGCGCGTCGTCTTCCCGGCTGCCCATTGCTCGTGCGGCGTGATCCTGATACACGTCGTCACCAAACTTCTCGCAAATCTTCGCTGCTTCCTCCAGCGCCTCGTTGCGCGCCTCTCGTACAGCGGAGAGGCGAACCTCGCTGGCGATCTCGCGCGCGAATGATCGATAGTCTTCGACGCCGCCCATGCCTGCGTACTTCTTGGCGATGGCGTCAATCCGCCCGTCGGTCAGCTCGGCCGGCACCTGGGATGGTGCCACCGCCAGCGCGGATTCATCCATTAACTTACCTGCAATCGACAGGATTGCCGGCAACGTGCCAGCAACGGCGTAGCAAGGCGTGTCAGTATCAGGGATGGCCGCCAATGCTGAACCGGTGCCCATGTAATCGAGCAGGTCGCGCCCAGCGTCTGCGAAAGCGTTCGCCAGACCGGTCCGTTTCGTTTCAAATTCAAAGTCCATGTTCTCTCCGTTACAGTGTCTTGGCTTCGGCGCGGCGGTTCGCTTCGATGGTCCGCCATACCTCGATCTTTGCTTGCGCACCGACGATCAGCCAGCGCAGGGATTCTTCCTGTTCGACAGCTCCCCGCAGGCCGTCCAGGAGTGCCATGTAGTCCTTATGTGCGTATGCTTCGCGCTCTTGGGCCACGGCAGACTTGTGGCCGTTGATCTCGGCTTCCTGCATGAGCATCGCTTTCTTCGACTTGCGAAACTCTTCGAGGTAAACGCGCTCAGACTTGGCCTTGGCATACTTGGGCGCATTGTCGCGGATGAAGTCCAGCGCCTTGAAGATGCTGAATTCGGCATCGAGATTCATGCCGCATCCTTGAACGCCATGAACATGTCGATCTTGGCCTGTACTTGAGCCAGGAACGCCAGCACATCCTTTTCCAACTGCGCGATGTATGCTTCGTCACGGAAGATCCGCTCGCGGTACAGTTTCAAGTGCTCGGCGCCAGTCTGCATACGAGGGTCATACGAACAGAAGTCGACCCAGTCGAGACCCAATACCCACATCTGACCGAACACTTGCGGTTTGTGATGCTCGGGCATCCCGGTTTCCCACGTCTGCAGATGGATAGCGCTGTTGTGCGGGCACTTGATCTCGATTGCTCCCTTGTCGCCTACTAGGCCATCCGAAGAGGCACCAACCCATGCATGTGCCGGATGCTTCTTAAAGCCGACCTCACGGACGATGGCGCCTGTTTCTTCCTCATAAGCTGCGCGGGCATACGGCTCGGCCTCGGTGCCCCACTGCATGGCGAAGCTGGCCGGCGTCACGACCGGCTCGCCGGTGATGCGCTCAACAACGAGGCGCATCAAGTAGTCTTCGCGTGCCTTGAGCGGCTGACCGTTGCGGCCCGTGGCCAGAATGTCAGCGAAGCACGACGCCGTAGCGTGGCCGGCACGGTCGCGGAGCCAGTCGGTGCCACCTTGATTAGACAGTCGCTCAAGCATTGGCCGCTCCCATGTCGATGACGTTCTCTGCGCGCTTCTTCAGGGCGCCCAGCTTCGGAGCCAGGGCGCGGCGCTGATCCTTCGTCAGGCGCCCCCATGCCTGTTCCAGTGCTTCGATCCCGGTATCGGCCACCGCTTCTAGATCGGCTAGCAACTTCTCATCGGCCTCGGTAAATTCGACCGTCATCGCTTGTTCGGCCACTGCCGCGGCAGTTTGGCGCGCCGGCCGTGCATTGATATCCACCTCTGCGATGCGCTCGGCCTCGTCCTGGTCGAAGATGCCCACGTACCCGAACGCAAGGCGAGCGCACTGGATCATGGCCTTGTGGCGCAGCATCCGCTTAGGATGCGATTGCCACGGCTTCACGCCGCGCTTGCACTCGCTCAGGTACTCGGTGACGCGCGTCGGGTGGCTGCGGTCCTTGCGGAAGATGATGCAGGTGCACTTCTCGTCATCCTGCTCAAAGTCCATCCCGTCGAACATCGGGTTCTCGTTGATGATGCGTGACCAGCCGTCGACGCCGACCACCGGAACGATGCCGTTGTTCTGGTCCGGGAAGGCATAGATTTCCTTGGTCCATGGGTTCAGGCGGTATTGGTTCGCGACGATCAGCAGCGCGGACATCTGAGCATCCGATACCTGGCCTTTGAATGCCGTCGCTTTGAGCACGTTGACGAGATCGCCCGTCTCCGGAATGTTGAACAGGCCGGCGAGTTTCGACGCCTGCTGTACTACGAGTGCTGTGGACATCTTGTTTCCTTTCTGCCGAGACTGTGCCGGCGTGGGTTCTACTGCTTCGGTCTTTACTGCGGTCGCCAGTAAGCGATCTCGCTTCGATCGTCCAACTCCTGCAGGATCGCCATCGATGAGAGAATGGCGAGCATGACCAAGATCGCGTAGGCTGTGTGGCGTATCATGGCAAGCTCCTTCCTGCTTCGTAAGCAGCGCGAACCTTGCGCGCTAAGCGGCGATACAGAACGTCCGAGCGTGGCAGCGCATGCCAGCTAAAGCCGGGATAAGTCATATGCCCGTCGTGGTATTCAGGCCCTTCGTTCGGGTACTTCGCTTTGAGGATGGCGCGAGCCTCCGCATTGCAGGCTGCTCGCAAAGTCATGAAGCACCGTGAAGCACGCGGGGAGTGGTACACGGTCCGGGCAATTGCTTGGACCGTACCCGGTTTGCGGTCATTCATGGAAGAGCCTCCAGCACACCAGCCAGCACGATCGTCATGACCAGACCAGCGAAGCACACGATAGGGTGAGCTTCAAACCAGTCAAGCTCCCAGAACAGCGCCTCGCCTATCAGGTCGAGGGGCTTGCGCACCAGGCGGAGAGCGATGCGGGTGGCGGCGGTCACGGTTGCACCTCGACAGGCTCGATCAGGTCGAATTCAGATTCCTCGTCATGGAACCAGTACGAGCCCGTAGAGCTGAAAACAGACATGCGGTCGCCCCAGTACGCGATGATGTTGTCGCTACCAGTTTTCGACGCATAGACTGTGGCTACATCCCCGCCACGCATGCGCCAAGTGCTGCCCGGCTCAAAGGTCAAATTGTTCTCGGATGCCATCGCTGCTGCTCCTGTTCTGGCCGGCGCCGCCGGCGGTTGGTTATTGGGTGTGGTGGCGGGCGCCGATCCCCCGCTTGGTCGCAATTGCGTATGCCTGAATCTCATAGAGAAACATTCGCGCATCGGCCTGCGCATTCACCACAGAGCAAGGGGCTGGATTCGAACCAACGACCTCCTGCAACATCAACCACCTGTTTTCACCCGGGCAGATCGTCAATGTCAGGCGCCCTACCTCTGGGCTACCCTTGCTCTGTAGCCACCCCTTACGAGGGTGAGGCGTCCTGCTACTGCTGCTGGCCGGCCCCTGCAGCCTTACCGTATTGGTAGATGGTCCAGACGTCGATCAAGCCAGCGCTAGGTGCAACACGACGAGCCCAAGATTCCACCAGCATCCGTTCTTCCGCAGTTCCGCAATTCGGGCAGTCCAAGAAGCCTGTGATCGACTTCGACAAACTTCCGGTGTCATGGCATTTTTCGCACTTCACAGCAGCACCCCGATTTCGCGATCCCATGCCATGCGCTCGATTCGAGCCTGACGCTGTTCGTCTTTGCGGCGCCGCTCGATCTCC